AATTTGAAGAAACTTTAAATTAGGCTGATTTGCGTAAACAGTAAGTTCTTCAGTAAAGTTGCTGATTACTCTATCTTTAAAGTAGAGTTCATTTTCCATTTTAGAATAGTAGAATACCAAAGGAATTATATGTGGCCAAAGAAGAGGGTTGAAGAACCTACTGTTCAATTTGTTTCAATATTCAAAGGTCTAACAGGTATACCTGAAATTAATCCCCGTCCCGCTAAAGCGTTTATTCCGCAGTGGTGGAAAGATATGCCATTAAAACGTGCGGGATACGAACACTTACACGACGTAGCAGGAACTATAAAGGCTTGTCCTTCTTTTCCAGAATACTTTTCTCAAGGATTTATTATTCCTATGTGGACAGACACGGTAATTACATTAGATTTAGAAAACAATAAATTTACATGGTTATCTGGAAAAGGAGCGAATGTAGGAAAGGGGTTAGATATATTTCCTTGGGATTCTCACCCAAAAAATCAATTAATTGATTTTGTTACTCCGTACAGTAATGGAGAACCTGGAAATGCGGTTTTAAAAGCAATTGCTCCATGGAGACTTATTACGCCTCCAGGTTATTCAGTTTTACAGTTGCCAGTGTTCTATGAGTTTAATAAAGATTTCTCTGCTATGCCAGGAATCTTGCATACGGACTTTGCAAGTGAAATTAACATTCAACTTATTTTTCACAGTAAAAAAACAGAAATATTTATTGAACGAGGAACACCTTTAGTTCAATATATTCCTTTTAAACGAGAAAATCCATTATCTCATGTAGTAAGAGATGAAACAAAAGAAGATGAATCCCGCTTTCTTACAGAACAATTACGGGTTGCTACTAAATTTACGGGCGATTACCTTCATCAAAAACGTGAAGTATTAAAGAATAAACAATATGAGTAAAATTGTTAACTTATCAAAAGAAGAAGTTCGTGCATGTGCAGATATTGCATTAAACCGATGGATGATTAAGTTTGGAAGTATTGATCGACCTAATTATGCAGGTGACAATAAGAAGTACCTAGAGCCAGAAATTGCGGCAAATGTAAGGACTATTATTGCTGAGTACGCTGTGGCCAAACTATATAAACAGCCATTTGTATTTCCCTTTTACACTAATGAAGAGCATTACTTTAGAAAAGACTTTCCTGATGTAATGCCTGTCTATGAGGTCAAGTCAGTCAGGACCAAAGATGAGATCCCAGTATTTCCCAAGGACATCAGACCAGGGGTCATTCTTGTCGGTGCCAGAGTACTGGACCGTGATTATTACTCAGAAGTAGAAGTTTATGGGTGGCTTCCCGTTGAGGAATGCACAAAGGACGAGTATCATTATGCTCCAGAGAATTCTTGGCGAATTCCATTAGATAAATTTAACGACACAATTCCAGAGTAAGGATTAGATATGGCAGACAAAGGAACAGCGGCAGCCATTATTGAGGTTGCTGAAAAAGAAGTTGGCACAATTGAAGGTCCAAAAGATAATGAGACTAAGTATGGCAAATTTACCAAGGCTAATTTTCTACCTTGGTGTGGGTCCTTTGTTATGTGGTGTGCAAATCAGGTGGGTGTAAAGGTTCCTAACACCGTCTCAACTGTGGCTGGAGCAACTACTTTTAGAAAGATGGGGACTTGGGTAGATGCAAAAGACGCCTCTCCAAAACCAGGAGACATAGCCTATTTTGATTTTCCAGGAGATGGTGTAGATCGAATTTCTCACGTAGGTATTGTTGTTTCAAATAACGGAGATGGAACTGTTACCTGTATTGAAGGTAATACCGCAGGAACTGCAAAAGGTGATCAACGTAATGGCGGAGAAGTTTGTAAGAAAGTTCGTGGGTACATACCTAACAAAAAGAAAGTTATGGTATCTATTGTTGGATTCGGTCGGCCAAACTATGTTGGCAATGAAGTTGAAGCAAGCGTACCTGTTTCGGATACACCGACTTTCCCAGGAACTATTAAACCTGGAAGTAAAGGCAATGGCGTTAAGGTTGTTCAACATGCTCTTGGACTAGTGGCTGATGGAGACTACGGTCCAGCCACAAAGAAGGCCGTAGTAGCATTTCAGGACAATCACGACAATTTAGACTCCAATGGAATCGTTGGACCTAAGACTTGGGCAGAACTGGTCAAATTCATTTAAATCGGACATTTTACCCCTACAGCCCCCATGGATATTTCTGGTATTCTATGGGGGCTTTCTACTGAAAGGGGTGCCCGTGACAACCATCATCGGAGTACAGTACGAAGATCGCTGCATCTTACTTGCAGACAACCAAGTAACAGATGAGAGTGGTCGTATCTATCGACATCCACAAATGTCAAAGATTAGCGAACGTGGTGATTTTATAATTGCTGGTTCTGGGGAGGTTTCTCCTTGCGATATCGCTCAACATATTTGGAATCCACCAAAACTAACTGCCAAAGATTCTAAAGATGTCTATCACTTTATGATTGCAAAAGCAATGCCCTCTTTTAGAAAGTGTTTAACAGAGAATGGATACGACTTTAACGAGGACCATGATAAATCTAAAGAAGGATTACGCTTTCAATTTTTAATGGCTGTTGGTGGAGAACTATTTGATATTGATCAAGATTTGGCTGTAATGAGAAGTATGGACGGTGTTTATGCGGTTGGATCGGGTGCTGTATATGCCTTGGGTGCTCTACATGCTGGGGCTAAACCAATGAAGGCTATGGAAATTGCTGCAAAACTTACAGCCTTTACTTCAGGTCCATATATTGAGAAAGAACAGTGTAAGTAAGTTACCCTAAAGTAACAACTTAATATGCGCCTCCTGAGCATGAGGACGCAAAAACTGCTCTTTTAAATCTATGATAAACTTTTGATATGTCTAAAACTCAAGAAAAAAAGAAACAAAGAAAAGAAGAACATGCTGAATTCCTATGGAACCAGGCTCAATTAAAAGCAGCCCTGATTAAAAATCAATTAGACATTGCTGTCCAGACCTTTAAAGAACTAAGTGGAGAAATGACTGAAGAACAAGTAAAAGCAACTGAAGAACAGACTCAAATTCAATATAAACGTGTTGAAGAGTACATAATGAGCGAAAAAGAAAAGTATTTAGAAAGACTAGGCATCCAACAGGACTGATAATTAGTCTATGTTAAAAAAGATATTTTTTACGGTAATTTTGACAGCCCTTCTTTCTAGTTGTGGTTATGATGGGCATTTCAGATATCCATGTCAAGATCCTAAAAATTGGGAAAATGCAGAGTGCAAGCCACCAATCTGTACAGCCAACGGGGCGTGTCCAGAAGATTTAGTTAGTCGAGAAGAAATAGAAGGAACACAAAATGGCTAAAGAACGATTATCACCGCAAGATTTAGATGCAAGATTAAAGTTTATATTAGGAATTACATTAGGTTCAATTCTATTTATAACCGCTGTTGGAATTATGTATGCCCTCATATTTGTTACACAACCAATTACTGGACAATCTGAAAACGATAAGATGTTCTTTAATGTGTTAGGTAGCGTAGCAACGTTTATTACAGGAACACTTGCTGGTCTTCTTATTGGTAGCAGTGGTTCTAATGCAGCGGCTACTACAACAATGGTAGAAGAACTTCCTACAACAAAGTTAGAAGATCCTGACTACAACTAACGGTTATCCGTCTTGTAAAATCCGCCACCTTTAAAAACGGCGGTAACTGGAGTATAGGTTCTAATTAGAGCGTAGCCACAACTGTTACAGAAGTATTTTGATTCTGGATCATTAATGCTACGCTCCTTTTCATAATCAAGATCACAACTTATACAAGCGTACTGATATACTGGCATTATTGCTCCTTCTGGTATGAGCATACAGTAATCGATAAAGGGGGCAAAATTAACCTATGTCAATCGCTATAGATACTCAAAGACCTATTGCAGTTACAGAGCGCTGTGACAAATGTGGCGCCCAAGCAATGGTTAGAGCAACACTAGCAAATGGCGAGTTATACTTTTGTGGACACCATGCACGAAAGACAGGTAACAAATTAGTTTTAAACTCACTTCAAGTATTTGATCCTAATGGAGTGTTTAATTATGGCAGGCAGTGATTACTACCGTACTGGCAAAGGAATATTTGGCGGACCAGGTGGTACATATGGAAGATATGGAGTAAGTCAAATGGCAAGTAATTTATCTTCTCAATTTGATAAAGCAGAAAATATAGAAGAAACTCAACGGCGTAGATTTAGACGTAAACGTGAGTCTGGATATTCAGGTGCAGGATTTTGGTTTGGTAGTTATCCATACATGATTGGTGCAATGAGTTCTGGAACTGATCCTCGTGAAGGAAATGTAAAAGATCAAGATCAACCAATGAGTGACGCTGCTGAATCAGCCGCAGATACCAGTGGTTTGGGAAGTGGTGGAACTGCTGCTGGTTTTGTTGGTGGATTAGACTAATGGCGCAATTAAATCGTAAACCATTAACTATAAATCCAAACCGTCGTACTAGAAAACAAGAGTTTACTTTTAATACTAATTTAGGTTATAAATCAAAAGCAAATCCAAGTGTTGTTACATGGGCATCACCTGGTAAAGGCGTACAAGGTGAATCAGTTAACTCACAGAATAACGCAAGTAAGTTCATTATAAATAAAAATTGGAAACCTATATAATATAGTTGGGCTTTAACATTCCGAGGG